CGGGCGTAATATAGACCCAGAAAACGGCATTGGGCTGTCTGACGAAGAGGTAGATTTCCTCCTAGAAAATGATATTGCCAGAGTAATCAAGGAGTTAGCCGCAGAGTACGCATGGTTTAACGACTTAGATGATGTCCGAAAAGATGCTATGATCGATATTGCCTTTAACCTCGGAGCAACGCGCCTGAGAGGGTTCAGGAAGGCACTGGCTGCTATGGAAGTGGCCGATTATGCAACTGCTGCAACTGAGTTTTTAGATTCTCGCTGGGCAAAACAGGTCGGTGGTCGGGCTTTAGAGCTTACAGACATGATTGCAACCGGTGAATACGTGGAATAATGCGATGGCCTATTTCAGATTGGCGTTGGCGCCCGGTATCGACAAACAGAACACTGAATACGGTGCCGAAGGCGGCTGGACCGACTGCGACAACGTGCGTTTCCGTTATGGGTTGCCTGAAAAAATAGGCGGCTGGGAAGAGTTTACTGACACCACATCAAACTACCTTGTAGGCAGACCTTCTGACATATTCACTTGGACGAGCTTGACTGGCATTCCGTATGTCATGATTGGCACGCACAAGAAGCTCTACATCAACACAGGTGGCGCGTGGTATGACGTGACACCTATCCGAGTAACCACTGCAGCCGGGGACGTTACTTTCTCAGCATCTGCAGGTTCTGCAATCATTACGGTCACCGACGCCTCTCACGGTGCTTTTGACGGCGATTTTGTTACCTTTTCCGGCGCTGTTTCCCTTGGTGGCCAGATCACTGCTGATATCCTGAACAGCGAGTACGAGATCACTGAAATCTTAAACGCAGACACGTATACTATTACTGCCCCAGTCAATGCGGATGGGTCAGATACAGGTAATGGCGGTGCTTCTGTTGTGGGTGAGTATCAGATCAATACCGGCTCTGACATCAGCTTTTTCGACTTTGGCTGGGGCACTGGTACTTGGGGCGCTTCTACATGGGGCACACCCAGATCAGGCGTCACAGGAATCAGCCTTTCTGCACGGGTATGGCAGTTTGATAACTTCGGTGAAGATGTTATCTGTCAGCTGCAGGACGGCAAGACTTTCCGCTGGGATTTAAGTGCAGGCGTCAGCAGCCGCGCTTTTCAGGTCACCAACGCTCCGACAAAAAGCAAATTTGCCTTGGTTTCTACACCAGACAGGCATCTAGTCCTTTTTGGCACGGAGACCACTATAGGCGACTCTTCAACTCAGGACCCGATGTTTGTTCGGTTCTCGGACCAAGAAGACATCAACACCTTTGTTGAAAGTGCGACCAATACTGCGGGTGGTCAGCGACTTACTGACGGTAATGAGATCGTGACGGCTATCCGATCTCGTGGTCAGATATTGATAATCACCGACACGTCGCTACATGGCATGCAGTTTATCGGACCTCCGTATACCTTTGGATTTAACCAGCTGGGCGCCAACTGCGGCTGCTCCGGACCACATGCTGCGATTGACGTGAATGGCGTGGCTTTCTGGATGGGCATCGAGGCTTTTTACGTGTTCGACGGTACGGTCAAGAAGTTACCGTCTACCGTGCAGGACTACGTGTATGAGGACATCAATCTTATCCAGAAGAACAAAATATATGCCGGTCTGAACAGTCAGTTCAACGAGGTGACGTGGTTCTACTGCAGTAAGGAAAGTGACTACATTGATCGCTGCGTGACCTATAATTATGTCGAAAACACATGGGCCATTGGGACGCTATCCCGCACCGCATGGCGCGATTACGGTGCCTTTGACCAGCCCTTTGGTGCTGACTACGACCCAAATGGCACAGAAAGCACGATCACCACTATTTACGGGCTGACGGCAGGCCGCTCTCAAGTTTACCAACATGAGAAAGGTATCAACGCCGATGGTGAGCCTTTGTCCGCGTTTATCACGTCAGGCTACTTTGACATAGGAGACGGGGATAACATGATGTTGATGCGGAAGTTCATACCGGACTTCAAGGACCAACAGGGTGACCTGACGGTAAATCTTTTCCTGCGGGCCTATCCGCAAGCATCGGCGACCAACAGCTCGCTAGACCCTTACACTATTTCACCTACAACAGAGAAAGTAGACACCCGAGCGCGTGGGCGGCAGATATCGCTTAAAATTACCAGCGACGAGCTTAACACCGACTGGCGTTACGGCACGCTGCGCGTGGATATCCAGCCGGATGGCCTCAGATGAGCAAAATTACCAATGTTCGTCTGCCCAACGCGGCTACAGGCGAATACAATCCTGAGCAGTTCAACCAGCTGGTCAGATCGCTGGAACAGGTTGTGTTTCAGCTCAACAACACTTACACGCCAATTACGAGCGAGAACTCACTGGCGGCAATCTCTTGGTTCGAGAGCAGAGGAGGAGAGGAAGACGTGACAGGACCAACCCCAGTATACCCTTCCGGTCCCGCCGCTGATGCTTTTGGCCGTACCAGAGTAAGCCCTCCTTTTACGTTATTCGACAGCCAGAGCCGTTATCAGGACTCGGGTAACTTTGACACGTCCACCAGTGGTGGCGGCTCAACAACCTATGACGCTAATGCAAGCACCACGGAGCTTGATGTCGGCACCGCCTCTGGGGACGAGGTAATCCGTCAAACCAAGCGAGTTTTCCCATATCAGCCCGGTAAAAGCCTGCTGGTCATGAACACCTTTGTGTTTGATGAGGCTAAAACTAACCTCAGGCAGCGGGTAGGTTACTTTTCTAGCGAAAACGGTGTATTTCTTGAGCAGGACGACGACACGGTTTATCTGGTGATGCGGACCTATACCTCTGGCTCTGCGGTAGACACGAGAATAGCCCAGTCCAGCTGGAACGGTGATACCTTTGACGGTAATGGCGCCAGCGAGATTACGCTGGACCTGACCAAATCACAGATACTGTGGCAGGATTTTGAGTGGCTTGGCGTTGGTTCCGTGCGCTGTGGCTTCGTGATCAATGGCCAGCTTATCGTGGCGCATACGTTTCATAACGCTAACGTCAATGCCGGCGTTTACATGACCACGGCCATCCTGCCTATTCGATACGAGATCACCAACACTGACACCGTGGCCTCTAGCTCACAGCTGAAGCAAATATGCTCTACTGTTATCTCAGAGGGCGGGTATCAGTCAAGAGTCAACAAAAGTTGTGCCCGAATGACTACCGAAACTTCTGTCGGCACGAGTTTCGAGCCTCTGGTTACCATACGATTGGCCTCTGACCGCCTTGACGCGGTGATTTTACCTGCAGGATTGCCTGCGCTGCCCACTGGCACTAGCCCAGCCGACCATGAGATTGCCCTGATACGCAATGCCACGCTAACTGGGGCGTCTTACAATACCACCGAGTTTGCCAACGTGGACTATGACATAAGCGCCACGGCCCTTTCTGGAGGTGAAATCCTGCATGTGCAGTATATGAGCGGCACCAATCAAAGTGCCTCAGGGATTGGAACGACATTTGACTATAACTTTGATTTGCAGCTGGGCAGGACAATCGCCGGAACTAGCGATACACTGACGCTTGCAGCCCGCGTATTTACTGGCAATAACGACATTATCGGCACCTTTGAGTTTTTCGATCTAACATGAGCAACCGTTACCTACATCAGGACCTTATTCCGAATGCGGCGACTGAGACGACGATATACACCGTCCCAGCTGCTACGACGGCGGTTTTACGGTCCCTACGGGTCACCAATGCCAGCACAGGGGCCACAAACGTCTCTGTGACGCAGTACAACTCAGATGCGCTGGCAACAACTAATTACCTGCTGAAGAGTAAAAACTTAGCAGCAAACGCCACTACCGACGTATTTAACGGTGTGCCTTGTGTTCTGGAAGCTGGGGATGTGTTAAAAGTTACCTCTACAGCCGCTACAGTACACTTTTATCTGTCCTACCTTGAGGTGGACAGAAACTAACAATTTCTTGATAATTGCAGTACTTACACGTCTTCCCGGCGTGCAGCCCTATGAGGCTACCTAAAACATAAAGGATAGGACATGGCTGAAGCGATGCCGGGAATGGCGGGACTCCCTCCCCAAGCCGCCACACAGGCCCCTGCTGGGCCTGCAGAGACAATGACACCAGAGAACCTTGCTGTATTTGAACAAATGCGGCAGGAAATCCCTCCGTCTGAGTTTTCCGAAGACCTTCTAAGCACGGCAGCAGAAGCTGATCCGATGGCTGTGGCCGAGTTCAAGGCCGAGCTGCGTGGTCTGGACCTGCCTCCAGAGGCTTTGGATGTCTTGAATCAGATGGTAGACGAGATTCTGGCGTCTCCTGAGCGGTATCCAGAGATTCGTGAGAAGTATTTAGCGCAGGATATTCCTGAAGAAATGCTTCCTCCTACCTTTGACCCCGAGTTCTTCGGCGCTTTGAATCTTGCAGTAGACGAGATTCGCGCCACTGGAGGC